ATCAGCCTTTAAATCGTTATCAACAGAAAGGTCATTAGAACACGTTACATTTCCAGTACAAGTAGTCGTACCAGATACAGCTAAATTTCCACTCGTATCAAGAAAATCTGTATCACTACCAGCAGATGATGGTGCGTTTATGGATATTGACCCACCACCTGATGCTGCGTTTAGTTTAATCTTTGCTGTCATGGTTTAGGATATTTGTCTTTAGTTGTTTTGATAGTAGCTTTCCAAGCATCTATACCTTCATTATATATCTGGTCGAACTGATCTTCAAATTTTGGATATTCTGCTCTTCTTTGAGATTTGTAACTATCATTTTCTAAATCCCATGCAGCTTGTAATGCAGCAAGTCCATTGGTACAATCTGATTCTGTAGGTTTTGAACCACCATCAAGTACAACTAAGTTTGCATAAATTTTATTGCTTGAATCACTCCACCCAAACCATTGTCCAATTCTGACAGTAACAAGGTACTCTTCAATGTGATCTGGTCTACCTGTTAAAAAATCCATTATGTATCTCCTAATCGTATAAAAGTTACAGCGGTCGAGTTTGAAGTACTATTACCAATAACTGTCGTTTCACTTGATGTAATTGATGTAGCAGAAAAGCGAATTTTATGTGTTGAAGTATCGGTTACATCAAATAATATAGAAGAAGTGGTTGTGTTATATGCACCAAATGAATTTGATATTCCTATATGACCTAAAGTTTCCATAGCTGTACTATAACTACTATTATTTACTGTAGTTTGCACTCTATTACCGCAATATCTTACAGCGGTATTTGTAACAACCAACATACAAATATATTCTATATAATAAATTCCTGTTGATGGAAAAGTAAAAACTCCACTTGATTCAGTCATTGCACTACCAATAGTTCCATAACCAGATGGTGCATCTACTCTTTCCCAATTAGAACTAATAATTGAAACTGAACCTGTTAATGCAAAACTAGAAGAAACCCTCCATTGATCTGCCATTGTAATCCCGTTAGTTAAACCTGTTAATCCAGAACCATCACCACTTAATCCACTATTAGATATTGCAAATCTTTCAACACCACCAGTAGCAAACTTAATAGTGTCAGCAGAAGGGAATGTTATACCTGTATTGCTATCCGTTCCAGTTACAGCAGGGGCAGATACGCTTCCATCAACCCCAGATATACCAGTAGTGCCGTTAATGTTTAAAGCCATAATTAAAGAATAACAAGAATTGCCCCAGAAGGCACGGTCACGGTAACGCCGCTGTTAATAATTGGCGATACCGTGTGCGCGTTCTTTCCAGAAGTTAAAGTATATGATGTCGTTACATTCGTGTCCGACTCAAAAAACACTTCATCAGAACCGCCGCCAGTAGCGCCCGCCCCGCCCCCTACAGCGGCAAAAGCCGAACCGTTATATATTTCTGCACTTCCTAAAGTACTATTCCATCTAAAATCTCCCGTTGAAGGCGAACCCGGCCTTTGGGCTGTAGTTCCAACAGGTATTTGTAAAGCTGTAGTGTAGTTATGAACAACAGCGCCAGTAAATGTTGACCCTGCAAGCGCGGCAAGTCCTAAATTTGTTTGTGTAACATTTCCAACTGTTATATATCCGTTGTTACTTGCGTTTCTTAATTTTAATAAATTTGAAGTTGTATTTACAGATAATTGAAAAGCAACTTGCGTTCCGCTTGGGTCACTAGAACCGCTGTTAAGAGATTGAATTGCGGCAAAAATATTATTTATATCGGCTCTTACGTTGGCGCCTGTATCATTATCAACTGTATAATTTGCAATTTGCGCCATTTACAAAAAATCTTTTCTTTTATATTAGCTTAATTATGCGGCTTTACCAAAGCCAGTTGCTTGATATGTGAAATTTCTTGCAATTGAAGCATTTGACAAATTTTTAAAATGAACTACAAAAGAACTACCTGTGACGCTTGTAAGCTCGAAATAATCGCCAGAAGCCATATTTGACGCCTGAATACCTACTGATGGCGGGTTGCTATTAGCACCGCCCAAACTAGAAGTTCCCGCAAAAAATGCTTTATTAAATGTAACAGTTGTCGCACCGCTTGATGTTAAAACACCATTTGTTGCTGATGAATTTTCAAGACTTGTTTCTGTTCTTCTATCAAATGAAGCTGTAAATCCAAGTTGTGAAACTTTTATATCTTGCGCGGGGTCGTTACTTGTCAGATTTGCCCTAAATTGAAATCCGCGTCCTTTATAAACTCCATTGGAAAAATTCTGAAAACCTGAATATGTAGGCGAACCAGAAGGGTCTGTTTGCGTTGTCCGAACTGTCAATTCTGCGTTTGCATCATAAGCAAGACTTCCATCCCAATCTGTCCAAGTATCGACATTTGCAGTTCTGCTATTTATTAAGTCATTTGGATAAAATGCTTCGGTTAAAAAATGACGGCGTAATTGAACACTAAACACACCACCAAGATCAAGCGTTGACGCAAAATCGTAAGTTCCAGAACTTACAATGCCGCCAAAATCATCAAGACTAGAAACCAAATCAAAATCTGTTATGTCATCAAACTGACCGCCACCGACAAGATTCAAGCTGTTTGTTGTTGCATCAAAAGCCGTATTTGTCTTTGTTCCTTGAAATTTTGGGTTGTCCTGATCTTCGCGTCTTACAAGTGCAACAAGTTTCGGTTGTGTTTCTGGTAAATCAATAACAATTGATGTTTCGCCTGCCGAAAAATTTCCCGTATCATCTTGCGCCTTGAGAATATATTCCCCCTCAAGTAATGGAACATCCGCAGTATTGGTATTACCCGCGAGTGCTTTGACAAGATCAATTGCATTTGTAAAGGTACCGGCGCCGTTTGTAAGAGTAGAATGTCTGACATAAACTTTCCCGCCTTTTATAACGTCAATATCTGTCGGGGTATTCCATTTCAAACGTATCATGGTGTCGCTTATCGGTTCATAAGTAAGACCTGTAATATCTGAAGGAACAGCAGTTTTTCCAATAGCATCAAATGTTGCATCGGCTGAAGTGGCGCTGACTTCTAAAGCGGCATTAAATGAGAATACTTGAATTTCATATCTTCCTTTCTCGCTGTTTATAATTTCAAAATCTGGCCTTGATACCCTTTGACTTACAAAATTACCATTTTCAAAACGATAATTGACTTGATAATTTGTAACGCCGAGAACAGGTTTCCAACTAACAAATATTTTTGAAATAGCTTGATTATTTAATTCGACAACTCTTTCTTCGATATTCAAAGCTGATGGCGGGTCTTTAGGTTCATTTAATAATGAAACTGTTCTTGTTGGTAAAGTTGCGCCGTCTTCAATAAATGGATATTTGTCATCCTGATAAGACAAAGCCGTGATTGCATAATTTAACCCGTCCTGTTCTTCAACATTTATTACCCTAAATTTTTGAGATTGAACTGTATCATTATTCAACATCCAAACTGTGTTGACGTTTGGCGTTTGACTAAATGCAGAAGAAACAGTTACAACGCCATTTGATATTGAACTAACAGATTTTGCTTCAACAGTACCATCTGGCAAAATAACGCTAAAAATTGGATTATTCTCTGTTGAAAGGTCTGTTGCGCCTGTATCATCAACTGTCATCTGTGTTGTTGAAGCAACGGCAGAAAGACGACCTGATCTTCTTACACCCGCGCGAACAGGGTCATTGATCTCGATAACGCTTCCCGGCCTACAAATTGCACCGCTGTCGATTGATGTATTAAATGTGCAGATTTCCGATTCAAAATTTTCCGCGAAAAGAATTGCTTTTCCGAGTCTTGCGGCTTGCCCCCGTGATGTACAGGCAAATGCTTTTACCTGTTTAACAACAGTTCCAATTTTGGAAATTAAATCGCTATCTTCTACGACCTCAAAATCTATGTCTTGAGAATCCATATTGTAGTAAGAAACAGAAACAACGCTGTGTCTTGTCTTTAAAGAACTTCCTGAATAGCTGAAACCGCCTTCGTTTACGTTTGCAAGGCTGAACAGGTATGAACTATCTTTCGGGCTATCCTGTGCAAGCTGAATCGAACCCTGCGCCCAAATAGGAATTGCCCGCATTACGCCTGATAATTCATTTATCAAATCAAATGCAGAATTAGAATTTTGAATATTTACGTTGCAAGAAAATCTGGCTTCCTGTCCGCCAAGGCCATCATCAACAAGAGTATTTGCAAATTTTGATGCGGTTACAAAAGAATATAAATCCAAAGAAGAATCTGTTATATGATCGCCAAGGCCAAAGCGTGTATCTGTAAGCAATGCCAGTAATACCATACTTGGGCAATTGCAATAGGTTGCGGCGCCCATAGTGCCATTAAAGACATATCCTGTCGGATAAATAATTCGGCCTGTCTGAAGGTCAACAGTTGGCGTTCCAGAACTATTTGCACCCGCGCCGGGAATCCTTATCTTGCATCCTCTTATACGATATTTACGGCGGGGAATCGAACTGAATTGTTCGCTGTCTATTCTTAAATTAACAAAAGCTGTATTTGCATATGTTTGTTTGTCGTCTGTTATTTCTGAAAAACTTGTCCATTGAAAAGAATTGACAAGACTTGAACTTGTACTGTCAGCGGTAACGCGAACAACGCGAATATCAACAGGAAACGCGCCTGTTAATGTTATTCGATAATCTTTTTGATACGCGTCAGCGGAACGACCCGTAATCGTATCATCAACAAGAACAGAAAATCCGCCGCCATTATATTGAATTTGGACTTGTAAATTAACAGAAGAACCGAGCAAATCGCCTTGATCTGTTGCTTTTTGTATTTGCGGAAAAGTAACAGAAACTTTTACAGCATCAATATCACTATTTGTAATTTGTCTTGTTACTGGCGCAGATGTCGTAACAGTAACACCGACACTTGTTACTGATTCACTTTCTTCAATACCGGGGATATGTGTTTGATTTGCTGTTCCGAATCGCGGTGTAAAACCAACATTTTGAAAATTAAAATCTGTTGTTACAGGACTTGAAAAATTTGCTGTTGATTGTAAAACTGGCGTATCGTTTAAAAAAGTATCGGAAAGAAAAGCATTGTTGTATGCCGTAGTTCCTTTTGTTAATCCAAGTTTGCTTGCTGTTGCGCTTCCTTCCTGTTCCCCTTCTCCGAGGACGTCTGTAAATGACGCAAATTGTCTACTGTGTAACGTATCAGGCGTTCTTGTTGGCTGTGGGGGCGATGGGGGCGAAGGTCTGCCGCCTGCTCCTCTAATTACTTTCTTGTCGGTCATGCTCTTACTTGTTCTGTGTCAACGCCCGCGCTGACTACTATACTTCCGACAAAAACTTCGCCGAAAACAATATTAATCGGCGTTCCGGCTCGACTTGTATTTTGTGTTCCTGAAAAATTAAAAGACAAACGCGGGTCTTCAGGACTAGAAAAATCTTGCGATTTTGGTTGCGGTGTCATCATTCCAGAAACACCTGATAACATCAAGCCCGCACCCATTAAACCAAGCGCCGCCGAACCATAAGCACCCGCCGCATATAAACCACCCGCACCGATAAGACCACCACCACCAAGCAAACCCGCACCGCTTCCACCTGCAAATAAAGCTGAACCACCAAAAGTAACAAAAGACAAACCGATCAATGCCGCACCACCTAAAATTTTGCCAAAGTTACCACCTGAACCCGCAACAATAGGTACGATATGAATATCTTCGTGACCGCTTGGATAATGCAATTCTTTTTCATCAATTTCATAATCGCCGACTAAAACTTTATAATTTTGTTTTGCCATGTGACTTTCTACTTCTGGAAAATTACAAATTAAAAACCTTATGGCTTCAGCGGGATTTTTACAAACGGCATCAAATTCCTTATGTCCGATAAAATCGGCAAGTTTTGAATATAACTTTATTTTACGCAACATAACGCAACCTTTTACCTGTGCATTTTTGAAGCCATTGGTTATATGGTTCTTTACAAGATAGTCTATCTGTTAAATGGTGCAAAACATCCCCATCTAAAAAAATCGCCACATGATTCAAACCATTTGCCAAAATCGACATAAATAATAAATCGCCATTTTCTAGTTTTTCATCACTTCTTAATTCACGAAATCCCGTCCGCCATGCGCAACTTTCAAACATAGGATTTTGAATAAATTCTTCAGGGGTTGTTGGTCTTTCCCAATCTCTTAATTCAATATTTTTTTCCTGTTTATACCAACTGCGAACAAGTGAATAACAATCAGTAATACCCCAAACCCAAGGTCTGCCGATTAAAGGCGGTTTATATCCGCAAGGCTCATAATATCCCCATGTTTCAGTTTTTGGGTTGATGATATGCCACGGAATATCGCTTTCTTCACAACTTATCTTGTCGGCTTCTGAAGCGACAGGCGGTGTTACAGGATGGCTATGAATTACGGCTGTTATATTTCCGCGATTTGTACCGATAACATAATCTTCGGGGTCGATGATAAAACATTGATGCGCTGTCATTGATAAGTTACGACAAGGAAAATATTCTTCTTTTCCGCGAATATTTAACAAAAGGCCGCAAGATTCTTTCGGGTCTTCCTGTTTCGCGTGTTCAAGTGCTTTATCTTTCCAATTCATTGATTAAAAGTTCCAATACTGGGAAAAATCTTTCTAGTTGCCTGACGTTTAGGCGCTCTTACTCCAACAAGATCAAAAACAGCGCTAAGTTCAAATGTTACAACTTCACGATTTTCTGATGATTTTCTATCAATTACATATTGTTCAAGTGGAAATTCGGCCGTTGGGTCTGGGGTTCCAAGTGGGTTAGTCTGTGAACCTGAAGTCGTTGTTGTCGTTTGTGTTGTTGTATTTGGATTGTTCATTGTAATTGTATTACCCATCGCGTTCCCGTGAATCGTGCAATAATATCTCAAATCTGATGGGGCATCTGGATAAGGCGGCTGAAAAGTAACTGTCGCGCCTGAATATCCGGGGCTATAACCTGAAGCTGAAACTCCTGTTGTATAAGAACCGCCGCTGTCTGATTTAAAACGTAAAGGATGGCCTTGATTGCTTGAATCTTCTTGATTAAATATATAAGTTGACCCGCGTTTCATTGTTATAACAGGTTTATTTGAACCATTTAAAAGAAATATATTTATACCGCCGACATTTGCAACTGTAACTGTATAGGTAACAGTTTCGGCATCTGCGGGGTCAGCAATAGTTGTTGTTGTTGAAGAAGTTGTTGTTTCAACAGGAAAATTTACAGCGTCAAGAAATCTTGCAAGCGTTCTTTTGCGCTGAACAACGGCGCCTGTCAAATCATTTCCGTTGAAATGTTGATTTACATTTAACAAAAGGGCTGAAACAAATCCGAAAGCGTTACTGATTGTGAGAGTCGGGCGTGGAATCTGGCCGCGTTGATATGCAAAACCTGTTGCTTCAACAGGAAATCTTAAATAAGAATTACCCTGCCAAACGATTTCGCCGTTTTGGTTTAAAGATGACCCCGCGTGAAATCTGTAAGTCTGTGCGCTTCCGTGTTGTGCAACATTTGTTGTAAGTACAAATAATTCAATAACAGCGCTTGGATTTGCCTTTTGTAAATCGCTAATTATTGGGGCTGTACTCATGCTTCAAATACCTCCCTGAATGTTGCATCAATAACGGCTCTATTGTTGTATGGGATAGATTTTGACCACCTTTGACAAACAAATTTCTGTGATGATGTTTCGCCGGGTGCTGTAAAATCAAAACTTTCTGTTCCGCCACGCGCGTCAAGGAAGGTTTCTATTTCGTCAGATTGCGTTTCTGTGACATTGAAAGATAAATTATAAACTTTAGGATTTTGATGTTGAGCCAATCCAAAAACAATACGATGTTCAAACCCATCTTGAAATCTTATCGTCCGCGATCTTGGTGCGCTTCTTTTACTGAAGCCAGAATAAGTCGGTGTGATGCTTGGAAAAGTTGCCATTATGCTAATAAACCTCCCGGACGTTTTTGTTTAATAAGTTCAGTTTGAATTGCTGTTGCAAGTTGACGTCCAAGCGCTTGAGATTGACCTGTATCGCCTTCAACCGCTGTTTCGCTTGCATCAACAGTAACACTTATATTATTAATAGTATCGCCACCGCCACCGCCACCGATCATATTGTTAGGAATTACTGTGCCGCTTCGTTTTGGTGTAAATATCTCCGGGCCTCGCTCTCCGACTAAATAACTACGCCCTGCGGATGCGCGGCCACCATTTGCAAGCCCCGGCAAATTTGCAAACAATCCACCTCCAAAGTTTCTTAAAAGTGTATTCACTCCAAGTCTTAACAAAGACGATGCAAGATCATTAATAATTGATCTGGCCGCTTCGCCAAGTGTTCTTGTTCCTTCGATAGCACCAACTAAAGCATCAGAAATACCTGTTGCAATATCATCCCCTATTTGTCTAAAAGCATCTTTGATTTTTTTGGCTTCTTCTTTCTGTTTTTCCATAACTGTAAGTTGTCTTTTTAAACCCTCTTCTTTTTTTATTAAATCTATAATTTGCTGTGCATCTAATTCGCCAAATTTTTCTTTTAATTCATTTATTCTTTGCTCCATATTAAATTCTTCTTCTTTGCCTGCAAGTTTAGCTTTCATCGCAGAAATATTTTTTAAAAGTGCAATTGTTTGATCGTTAAATGCTTTATCAAGAGCAAGTTGCGCTTCCCTTTCTTTTTCTCCTTGAAGAATAATTGATCTTTCTTTAAGTATTTCAAGTTCACGTTCTAACGCTTTTCTTCTGCCCGCATCATTTCGATTTGTTCCTAAATTTGAAAGTTCAAATTCTTTATTTGCAATAGTAAGGCTATTTAAAGCGGCTTCTGTTTGTGGTGCCGTTTCAGTAATCCCTTTTATATTATCGTCAAAGGCTTTTGCGGCATCCGCGGCTTCTTTTGCTGAATTTTTATTATCAATAAATTTTGCGGCTAAAGTTCCTAAAATAACAATTGCCGCACCTACTCCCGTTTTTATAAGAGCTAATTTAAAAGCAGAAAGAGCAATTGTCGCTTTTGTTATACCACCCGCGGCCAAGAATGAAGAAGCCGCAACCCCTTTCAAACCAGTTGAAGCCAATGCAGAATTTATCGCGGCTACTTGAAAAGATGTTGCCAAAGTTGCCAATTGTCCAATTATTATAGGCGTTATAAGTGCAACACCTTTTGCGGCAACAGCTATTGCTGTAAATATCAAAGTCACTTGACCCGCGCCAGAATTTACAAAATTTGTTATTGCTTCTGTTACTTTTGTTATCGCTCGAATAACTGGTAAAACAGCAGGGGCTAATTGATCTCCAAATGCTCTTGATAAATTTTCAGCTTCATTTCCTAGATTTTTAAATACTTGTGTCGGGTCATTTTCTAACAATGCCTTCAAAGAATCCGCGCCATCAAGTTCAACTTTCTTTAATGCTCTTATAACAACATCACTTGTTAATTTTCCTTCAGATGCAAACTTTTTAAGTTCTCCAATAGTTACACCAAGTTCTGCCGCGATAGGTGCAAGAATTGTTGGAACCTGTTCTGCAATACTTCTAAATTCATCCCCTTGTAAACGTCCAGAACCTAAAGCCTGCGCCAATTGCCTAAAGGCATTTGAACTTTCCATTGCTGACGCTCCCGCCAGTTTTGCCGCTGTGTTAAATCCGATAAATGTTGTCCTTATATCTTCAACACCAACGCCCAAAGGTTGCAAACGTGCAGTAATATTTGTAATTCCTTCAAGCGCTTCTGTCGCACTTAATCCAAATAATTTTTGCGCTTCTGCCGCTATTTCTTGAGATTTTGCAAAGGTTCCTGATGCTTTGGTCAATAAACCAAGTCTTACGTTTAATTTTTCAAAATTTGCCGATGTTAATACTGCCTGTCTTGCTAAAGCTGTGACCCCAACACCAAGAATTGCGCTTTTAAGGCCGCCAAATGCCCTTTCAAGCCCCGATGATTGCTGTTGAACACCTTTTAATGCTCTTGTGGCCTGCGAAGCATCAACTGTAAGTTTTACATTAGCCTGTGCCACAAATCAACAAAACCTTTTCTTATATATTAACCTCTATTTGCTCTTTGACGATTTATTTCTTTTTTTTCTCTTTCATTCTTAACTTCATAATATGCCGCCCAAAAAATAAGTTCTTCTTCTGTAATCAAAGAACGTAATTCCTGTAAAGTTTTACCTAATTCTGTTGCGAGAAAAAATTCAAAATTTATCCAATTATCCCGCGATATTATTTTTTTGCTGTATCAACATTTAATTGAATATCAAACATAAATAATTCAATTTCGTTCAATACACTTTCTGGAAGTTCTCTTTGTAGGTTTGGCGCATCTGCGGGCGCAAATGCTTTTGTGCCATCTTCTAATTCTGCATTTTTACAAAGAAGATATGTTGATATTGTCAAAGCATCATCAGTATTTGCCGCTGATTGTGCGCGAACACGATCATCCCTTGTTAAAGGTTTAAAATACAAATCAACAATTTTTTCTCCGTTTTTATTTTTAAATTCGTATTTTCTTCTGGCTGTCATCTGATCTTTGTAAGAATCAGTTAACAGGTCAATAGTTCTTTTTTGCATTGGTTGATTAGTTGACTAATAAACCTAATGTATCAGATAGCGCTTGTTATGGTACCGCTTGTTATAAAACTGATATTTATAACTTGAACTTCGCCAAGTGTTGCGCCATATTCTGCGTTTGTAATAACCCCCGCAAAACTAATTTTCTTTGCTGAAGTTGCAGAATCAGGAAATAATTCAAATAATGCGTCAGCATTATCGCCTGTAGTTAATACATCATCAATAAATGTTGTATAGCCTGCGCCTGTTTCTGAAGGATTATAAAGAAGTTCTGCTGAACCTTCGCCCGCTATCAAACCGCCGATATTTGATTTAAATGTATCGCCTTGTTTTGTTGTTTCCATCGTGTCCTTTGTTATAGACAAAGACCATGATCTTGTTTGTCCAACGTCAGCTTCGGTGCCGCCCGCATTTTCAAACATGATTTTCCCAACATCGCCCTTGATAGCCATAACAAAAAAAAGAATTATTTATAAATATATTAACTCTTATTTGATTTTTTTACATCTTTTTTTAATTTTTCTTGGTTTTCCATGTATCGTTTACAACGTCCATCCCAATAAGCGGGGTCACGGCGACCTTTTACAGCTTCGATTGCATCAAGCATTTTTTCTGTAATTTCCATTAAAGTTCCTCGAAAATTTCAAAAGTCATTCTTA